TGAATTATTAGAAAACGAAATAGCAATAGAGGAGTCATTAACTCAAGAAATGGAAAATCCATATTTTGATTTTAATACAAAAACATTTTATAATAAAATAGATGAGCAGACAACAATTTGATACAATTTTAAATAAATTAATAAGCAGAAAATTATCGGTTTTTGTAATTGCTTGTATTGGTTTATTTAACCAAACATTAACCTCATCAGATTGGGTTGTTATTGCTACAGCTTACATAGGAATTGAAGGAGTTACTAATATAGTTGAACGATTAAGAAAATGAAACAATACTTTTTAGATTTAAAATTATCATTATTTACAGGCACTTATTTTTTAATATCTTTTACTGATGTAGATGCTGCGATGAAAATACTTGCTTTTGTAGCTGCTACTGGATATACTTTAAGACGATGGTATTTATTAGAAAAAAATAATAAAGATGAAGCTAAATAATTCGGGCTACCTTTTAATTACAGAATTTGAAGGATTTAGTGCAAAGCCATATTTATGTTCTGCAAAGATTCCTACAATAGGATATGGTAACACATACTATTCTGATAACAAACGTGTAACAATGTTAGACAAAGAAATAACTAAAGTACAAGCATTTGAAATGTTTAAAACAATAGCAGATAGATTTGCAAGTGCAGTTTCTAAATTAATTACAAGTCCTTTAAATCAAAATCAATTTAACGCATTAGTTTCTTTAGCATATAATATTGGAACAGGTAATTTTGCAAGTTCTACTATATTAAAAAAAGTAAACAAAAATCATAATGATACTACTATAGAATTAGAATTTAAAAAGTGGAATAAAGTAAATAAAAAAGAAGTAGCAGGTTTAACAAGAAGAAGAAATTATGAAGCACATATTTATTTTAGTTAGTTTATTTTTAATTGGTTGTGCATCACGCAAAGTAGATATTAAAACAACAGATATTAAAAAAGATAGTTTAGTAGAAACAAAAATAGATTTAACTGAAAATAAAGTTAAAGATTCTACTGCAGAAACAAATACAAAGACTATTGTAAATATTGATGAAATTATAATTAAACCATTAGATAGTTTAAAAGAATTTATTGTAGAAGGTAAAACATATAAAAACGTCGTTTTAAGCTATAAAAAAACTAAAAGCAATAGTTTATATAACAATAAGATTAAAGTGTCAGAAAACACGTTAAAACACGTTAAAACTGATAGTAAAGTAAAAACATCAGTTAAAGAAAACATTAAAGAAAAGCAAATAGATAAAAAGGCTAATTACTTTGTTTATTTGTGGTTTATTTTAGGAATAATAATCTTATATTTATTATGGCGAAGCAAACGATTGTTCTTGTAAAAGAAGATAAAAATATTAATAGACCCAATATACATAGTAAGTCTAAAAGTTCTAAATTAAAATCTTCAAAGAACTATAAAAAGATTTATAAAGGTCAAGGTAGATAAAAACATAGCTATTAGCAACTCACTTTGCTTTTTTTGTATAATATTTTAACTTTTTTTGTTTATTTTTTTTATATTTTTTTTGTTTTTAGAAACATATTTTAAAAAATGTATTTAGCAAATTTACGGGTTTTTTTTGACAAAATTGCAATATTTCAAATTTACTTTTTAACAACAATGTTAATAATATATGTTTACATTTGTATATGAAGAAACCTACACGTAAATCATTAATAGTAAAATTAGATACAATCTTTAGTCAATACATAAGACGTAAAGATGCTGTTAATGAAATAGCTACCTGTGTTACTTGTGGTAAAAAAGACCATTATAAAAAGCTGCAGTGCGGTCACTTTCAATCACGTTCACATTACAGTACACGTTGGGACGAAAATAATGTAGGTGTTCAATGTTATGGATGCAATATTTCACGTTCAGGTGAACAATATAAATTTAGTCAATATCTTGGTAATAACTTATCTGAACAATTACATATTAAGTCAAAACAAATAGTTAAATTTGCAGATATAGATTTGATAGAGTTAATAGAATACTATACTGAAAAAGTAAATAGTTTATAATTTGTTTCTTGTTTTTCTTTGTTTAAAGACCCTGTATTAATAGTGCAGGGTTTTTTAATATGTTAAAGTTTTGTTAAAATTTTAGATTTTAGTTTTTTATATCAAAAACAGTTATATATTTGTACTCAGATAACAACAAACAAATAAAAATTATGACAACTAATCAATCAAATACAGTAAATTCAATAGTAGCAAGAATTCAAAGATTAAATGGAAATCAAACTGTTAGCATTCACAATATTTCAAAAGGACATATTACTTTATTAGTATTTAATGTTAGGGATAAAGTTGATTTTATAAGAACAACTACTTACTGTGATATTGAAATAAATACTAAAGGCAATGTTACTAAAGGTTTTTTAAATGAATTAAGGCCAAAAGAAACTGTTAAATATCCTTATATGAATTTATAATAACAAAGTGGAGCAGCATACTATAAACTGCATTAACAAACAAAAAAACAAATTATGTCACTATCATTTATTGAAACTACAGATGAACAACAAATTAATTGGAATATTTCAGACTGTGCAAAATCAGAAAAAGAAATTGAGAAACTTGTAAAAAGATTAGAAACAGAAATACAATTCTACAATAGTAGAGCCAGAGGTATTCATAAACTTACAAACAAGTATACAATACCAATTTACAAATTAACATTAAACAAACAAAAACAAACATTATGAAACAAACATTAAAAAATTTCGGATTAGCTTTACTATTATGGGCAGGTTTATTTACTATGCAATTATTAATTACAAACTTTATTTAAAATGAAAGATTTATTAGATTACAACAGATTTAGATTAGAAGCGTTACAGGCACAAATTTGCAAATTAGAACACCATATTTCAACATTAGAAACTTATGTATTTGAATTAGCAGATATAGAATGTCCTGAAGCATACAAAACAATTATTAAACAAGAAATGTATAACTTAAAAACAAATTAAAATGGAATTAACATTAAACCAAAAATTATCTTTAATTCAAAAAGAATTTAAAGCAAGTAAGTCAAAGTTTAACAGCTTTGGAAAATACAATTTTAGAAGTGCAGAAGATATATTAGAAGCACTTAAACCATTTAACGAAAAGTACCAAGTATCTTTTATTATAACTGAATCTATTATTTTAAATAATAATTTTATAATTCCAATATTAGAATCTAAAGCTACAATTTTAGATAATAACGGAATTAATGAAATATCAGCAGTTGCAATAGTTGGAGTAGATTTAAATCAAAAAGGAATGCAAGTACCACAACAATTTGGTTCTGCATCAAGTTACGCAAAGAAATACGCATTAGGTAATTTATTTTTAATTGATGATACACAAGATTCAGATGCAGTTAATAAGCACGATAAAGAACCTGTAGTAGATGAAAAGAAGTTTTTAAATAAAAACACACCTGAATTTAATAAAGCTATTGAATATCTAAAAAATGGTGGTAACTTTGAAGCAATACAAAGTAAATACAAAATGCAGGAATCAGTTCGTGCAGAATTACTAAAAGTTAAATAATAAAACTGAATAGCTGACAGCAGTAAAACAAGGTAAGCAAATAAAAACAAATAATATGAGTAATTTAAGTGATGCTACAATTAGAGTTGATTTACTTCCTAAAGAAAGATTTGTAATTGGTAAAAAAAATGAAAAAGGTGAAACTCCTGTTTATTTAACAATTCAAATTTCTACAAGTGATGAAACAAATCAATTTGGTCAAAATGTAACTGTAACAGTACCACAAACTAAAGAAGAACGTGATGCTAAAAAGCCAAAATCGTACTTAGGAAATGGTAAAGTATTTTGGACTGATGGTAACATTAAATTAGCAGAAAAGCAAGAGTCTACTGCAAAAGAATTGGTATCAGATGATTTACCTTTCTAAATTTAATTGGGTAGTGTAAAAGCTACCCTTTTTTTAAAACAAAGAAATGAAAACAGTAAATAGTATATCAGGCGGTAAAACATCTTCTTATTTAGCTAAACATTATCCTGCAGATATAAATATATTTTCATTGGTCCGTATTGATGATAAAGATAATTTATGGATGAAAGGTAAAGATGAAAAGACAAGGCAAATAGTTTCAGACAAATTAGGTAAAGAATTTATAGGTACAGCTGAAATGGATGAAATAATTTATACCATTTTAGATTTAGAACAATTTATAGGTTTAGAAATAACTTGGGTAACAGGTAAATCATTTGAAGAAATTATAAAACAAA